CGCCAAGGCTGTTCGGTACGACCCAAAGAGGTGTGGACCCGATGCCAAGTGGTTTCAAGAGGCGGAGCCTTAGGCCTTGTTCAGCCAGTTGTTCCCGTACTGTTTCATCATTGTGCGCACACGGGCTGGGCTAAACACTGTACGAGCGAGCGTGTTTGGTGATGCCCGTTTTCTAGCGATACTTTTCTTACGGTAGTTTTGCCATTTTGTGACGGCACGGGAAGTTCTCAGGGTGTTTCGGCTCGCGTTGTTAAATACAAAATTGTAAACACTTGTTCCATTTATGGTTCTATACTTTGGGTTTGCGCCCGCCTTTATAAGCGCATGGACAATACGGGTATTCAACGCAAAGTGAAGTGGTGTTCGACCACCATGATCACGAGGGTTCACACGCGCTCCTCGTTTGAGGAGTTCCTCAACAACATTCAAGCGTCCATAATAAGCAGCCATGTGAAGTGGCGTCCAGCCAGTCAAACTTCTAGCGTTCACAGGAACGCCCTGGTTCAAAAGCGCCCTGACGCGATTCAAGTTTCCCGTACGAGCCGCGTTGTGAATAGTGGCCATACTCTCAGCGTATATTATTTCTTAACGATACAGTGCAATCTTGCCCTCCCACAGAGAGCACTGAGAAAACAGACTCATATCAATCTCCTTTGCCAAGTCAGGAAAAGAAGTAACAAGTTTATCTCTAATCTTTTCCAGCTGCTTTCGGCGTCTTGATTCCATAGCGTAATACTCCAAAAGTTTCTTACAAGTGTTTGTCACTTTTCGGGCATTTTCTTTATTTATAGTCAAGGCCTCCATTTTCTCGAACGCTCGCCGTGGTGTTTCACCGTCACTCCACGCCGAGTCTATATAGTCCCCAACTTCCTCAACTTTTTTAGGTTCCTCTTCCTCTTCCTTTTTTGTGATTGTATTCACGACTGCATCAATATTTTCCTTCTGAAGAAAAGGCAAAGGTCTTGAAGTGATCTCCGCTATAGGCTTGTGAAAAATAGTAACTATTACAGTACCGATGATAGTTCCTATGAGTGCAGTAACGCTAGCCATATTCTATACTTAGATTATTCCATCGACCGAGCTAAGAGGCACAGTTCCCAGATGGTCTCAACCTGAGGGCACCAAGCCGAAGGGTCCTTGCGGTCCGTGAAATGTACACACTTCCAGTTTGACATATGGCGAGCCGTTCCTAGATTTTTGAGAGAGTCATCGACCATAACATTCAAGTGGTCAAACGGAAAGATGTACGCCTCAACCTCGGGCTTCAGCGGGCTATCCATAGGGTTCCCCGGGCAGCGAACACCTACATTGTCCCCTATGGCCATACCCACCTTCGAGGCCCAAATCCACGGGGCGTTTGTGAACAGGGACACATGCCACCCATCACGGGTCAGCTCGTGAATCTGTGCCGCGTCATACTGGAACTCGGGTGTGTCGATAACCTCCGCAAGGTGCCGCAAAAGACTCTTATCATAAACTTTTCTGTTAAAATCACTCGTGTCCACCTTGAAAACCTGGTGGAGGCCCCGAGCCGTGTGTCCGTGAGCCAGGTACAGAAGACGGTTGGTCTCAACAGGGTCTTTGCACTCGGGAAGCTTCGAGTGAACATATTTGGCACAATTGTGTTCGACGCGCTCGAGGAGCTGTTTGTCCCGAATCAAGACGCCATCGATATCAAGACGGAGCGACTTCATTGTTTTAAGAATGACTCAATTCTCTAACCAGACAATGTCCCGAGGCAATCCAATTTTCCAACAGTAGTAAAAACAGTCAAAGTTGCACTTACTTTCGTAGTTTTCGGGAACTTCCCCATTCACGAGTTTAACAAACTGGATGCGTTTTCGAGGTATGATAATCTGTATGGGACTCTCGGCTTTGGCGAAGTACTTACGCATATACTGTGTACAAATCTTGGGGCTCGGCATAATCAGTATGAAAGGCTTACCGAGCTCGACGAGCCGTTCCAGTACCTGTGGGACGAGGGTAAACGGTGGGTTAGAAACGATAATATCACCGTGGTTGTTATGAAAAAAGTCTTCATCTCTGTGAATAACCTCAAACCCAATTTCTCTCAAAATTTGACCGGACCTTCCGTCTCCGTAAAAGGGTTCCCATATTACTTTATTTTTGGGAATAAATTGCTTGACCGCCTCCCACGCCGACTTGGGGGTCATATAGTCATCGTGTTTCGTAAATGTCTTCGTGTGGAACCCAGCCATAATAAGTACGCATCTTAATTCTCTAATGCTTTTTTGCCTGTATATAAGCCCTGTAAGCCTGTTGGCGCCGAAACCATTCAAGATAAGCCTCCATAGTTGTCATTTAAAGCTTCGCACCTTTTAAATGATACAATGGCTCTCAATGTTACCAAGCTCGTCACAACTGCCCAGCTCCCGGTCCGCGCTACGGCGGACTCTGCTGGCTACGACCTCTTCAGCACTGACAGCTATGTCGTTCTCCCAGGTCGCCGTGTGGTTGTATCCACAGGCATTTCAGTTCAGCTCCCGCCAGGAACTTACGGCCGTATTGCGCCTCGCTCTGGACTGGCCGTGAAGCACGGTCTAGATACCCTTGCAGGCGTCATCGACCCGGACTACACAGGTGAGATTAAGGTGGTCCTTCAGAACCTAGACCAGAATCAACCGTTTGTCATCCGCCCAGGGTACCGCATCGCCCAGCTCATTCTCGAGAATTACACTGTGGCTGATGTTGTGGAGATCCCCACAGAAAACACACCTCTAACGGAGAGGGGGGTCTCTGGCTTCGGCTCGACGGGTATGTAAAATTATCTAACAAATAGTAAGATGGTGTTCTTGACTCTTCGCAAGGCATATCTTAACTACCTGCGTAAGAAAAAGGAGGCCAACAACGCGAAAAAGAACCTCAAAAAAGCCAATAACGCCCTAAAGCGCGCAAACAACCAGTACAATATGGTGAAAAGGAACAACTTTCCTGTTGGCCCTATGAGGAGAATGAGAGTGCGTTATAATAATGGATATCATAGTATTAATATTCCAAATAATGGTTTGAACAACTTTAAAAGAAACTACAGATATGTGTCTGACCCCAACGGCGGCTATTATGTTACCCGGAACTACTAGGGTTAAGGACACGGAGCGTTAAAACAGTATGGAGCACAGTTCCTGCGGAACTGGACGCTGCTTCCAAGCCATCGCTTGGAAAGGTGAAGATCAAGATGACCAATTCACCATTCGCATCTTTGGACGAGCTGCGGATGGTAAATCGGTTTCCCTCGGGACCAAGTTCAACCCGTACTGCTACATCAAGACGGATGCAAGCCGTGACACGGTCAAAGGCCTCTTCTGGCGGGGCCTCGTGTCTTGTCAAGTCCAGCACGCCAAGGACCTCTGGGGCTTTCAGAACGGTGAGCTTTCTAGGTTTTTGAAACTAGAATTCAAGACTCACAAGGCTCTTCGGAACTGTGCTTACGCGGTCGAAAACAGAAAGTTCAGTGAGCTCCAAGGAGCTCGAATGTACGAGTCGAACATTGACCCTGTTCTAAGGTTTATGCACTGTTCCGGAATCACTTCTACTGGGTGGATAGATCCTGGAATATGTGAGCCGGACCTCGAGTCGACCTGTGAGGTGAACCTCTGGGCACCCGACTGGCACTACATCAAGCCCATTGAACGCGACGACCTCGCGCCCCTTCGAATAATGTCCTTTGATATCGAGTGTTATTCTTCGACTGGCGGCTTTCCCGATCCTAAAAATCCAAAAGATGTTGTTTTTCAGATTGCTATGACGACCAAGGAGTTTGGGAAAAAGGGATACCTTGATAAGAAATGTATGTGTCTCAAGGAGACGGAGGACTACGAGTGGTTCAAGACTGAGAAGGAGCTTCTACAAGCCTTTGGCAGACACCTGGTCAAGATGGATCCGGACATCATCACGGGCTGGAACATCTTCGGCTTTGACCTCGAGTATCTTTTGATCCGAGCGACCATTCACTGCGGGCTCGAACCTCGGTGGGGCCGCATCAAGAGTGAGATATCTGAACTCGTTGAGAAAAATTTGAGTTCGAGTGCGCTCGGGAACAATATGCTCAAAATGGTTCCTATGACTGGCCGGTATGTCTTTGACCTTTTCCAAGATGTCAAGCGGGAACACAAGCTCGAAAGTTACTCTTTGAACAATGTCTCTGAGCACTTTCTAAAAGACCGGAAGCTCGATATGCCACCCAAAGAGATGTTTGCGCGCTTCGTCGAGGGAGACCCAGTGAAGCTCGCGCAGGTGGCTGACTACTGTATGAAGGATACAGAACTGCCTCACGCTCTTATGGAAAAGCTGTGCCAGATTCAGAATGTGGTCGAGATGGCCAAGGCGTGCTGGGTCCCTTTGGCTTTTCTGAGCGAGCGCGGTCAGCAGATCAAGGTCTTCAGCCAGATGGCGAAAAAGGCCCGTGAACTCAACTTTGTGATTCCGACTTTCAGACGGTCTCAAAACGACCCTGCTCACGCGGACGACGGCTACCAAGGCGCGACCGTGCTCGAGGCGCAGACCGGGGCTTACTACGCACCCATCACGGCTCTGGACTTTGCGAGTCTGTACCCGAGCATCATGTGTGCGGAAAACTTGTGCTACTCGACGCTCGTGATGGACTCCAAGTACGACAACCTTCCAGGGGTCACCTACGAGACCTTCGGACCTCACAGGTTCGCCCAGTCGGGAAGTGACGGCAAGCCTGTCACTTCCCTCCTCCCCGTCATCTTGATGGACCTCAAGGCGTTTCGTAAAAAAGCCAAGAAAGATATGGCTGCGGCAGAGGGTACTCCTATGGAAGCTGTGTACAACGGTAAGCAGCTTGCGTATAAAGTATCAATGAATAGTATATATGGTTTTACTGGCGCTTCTAAGGGCATGCTTCCCTGTGTGGCCATCGCATCCACGGTTACATTTAGAGGACGACAAATGATTGAAGAGACCAAGACTTATGTCGAGAAGCACTTTCCGGGCGCCAAAGTCAGGTACGGGGACTCTGTGAGTGGTAATACGCCCATCCTGGTGCGGTGTGGAGGTCGGGTATACAACACAATGATTCAGAATCTAGTTCAATATCATGGATACAAAGAGTATCCGGGTTTCATGAAGAAGGGAGACGCCAAGGAGCAATCCGAAGTCGAAGGTGTCGAAACGTGGACACACCTTGGGTGGCAAAAGATTAAGCGCGTCATCCGTCACGTGACCACAAAGAATCTGTACCGCGTGACAACCGCAAGTGGGATGGTTGAAGTGACGGAAGACCATTCCCTTCTCGGACCGAATCTAGAGCTCATCAAACCCCAAGAAGCCGTGAAAGGTACTCGCTTATTTCACCTGGAGTGCACTGACGAAAGCGAAGTCCAATTTGTCAAGCCCGGTGACTTGGACTATTGGGACAAGAAGGTTTGGTTTGAGTCACGTGAGAATCTTGATTTGTTTGCCCCGGCGTGCAAGAAAACGAAATGCGCACGAATGGACCTGGCGCAGTACGCATACATGAAGATACGTCGGATGGGCCTTGATGTTACTCTCATAGATCGAGGCGACCATTTGATTGAGATATCGTGGTGTGAACATGCACACAGTCCTCGTGACGAGGTGAAGAGTGTACGGCATCTTCCACATGCAGGGCCCGTGACCGTCTACGACCTCGAGACGGAGGCTGGTACCTTTCAGGCGGGTGTCGGACGAATGATTGTCAAGAATACCGACTCCGTTATGGTCGAGTTTGATGTCCAGGGGCGCAAGGGTCAGGAGGCTATCGACTACTCGTGGACGCTCGGCGAGCGTGCCGCGGAAGAGTGTACAAAGCTCTTCAAGGCCCCGAACGACCTCGAACTCGAAAAGATTTATTGTCCTTACTTTTTGTACAGTAAAAAGCGCTACGCGGCAAAGATGTACGAAGCCAAGACCAGTTCCGACGGGACTGTGAATGTAGTTTTCAAGAAAATTGATGTCAAGGGTCTCCAAGTGGTTCGCAGGGACAGCTGTCCTTTCGTGCGTGAAACCTTGAAAAAGCTTCTCGGGATGATCCTTGAATCGAACGACCCACGGCCGGTCATAGAGGCGGCCCGGAAAGCGGCCAAAGAGCTCATGAATGGTGATGTCCCTATGGAGAAACTCCTGATGAGCAAACAACTCGCAGGCTCGTACAAGACCAAGGTGGCCCATGTGGAGGTCAGAGACAAGATGAGAGCCCGTGCACCTGGCTCCGAGCCCCAACAAGGCGACAGGGTCTCTTTCGTGATTGTCAAAGGATCCGGAAAGATGTTTGAAAAGGCAGAGGACCCGGCGTGGGTCCGTGAAAAGGGAATACCT